TGTGGAATACGCTTACCACCCGGTGCGGCAAGAGACACCCAAGGAACTTCAATGGGGGCCGGGATCGTTCCGGCTCAAGGCCATGAAAGGCGCGTGGTGATTCCATGAAAACAATCGTTCTGTATGACAGCCAAGGGAACCCCATCAAGCCGGACAAGACCCGGCTGAACCGGGAGATCGCGGCCCCCAGCCTCATGGGCGTTCGAAGCATCTGGCGGGACGCCGTGGTCCCAGGCCTGACCCCCGTCTCCCTTGCCCGGCTCCTTCAGGACGCGGGGGCCGGAGAGACCACCGCCTACCTCACCCTGGCCGAAGAGATGGAAGAGAAAGACCTCCATTACGCCTCGGTCATCGGCACCCGGAAACGGGCCGTGACCCGGCTTCCGATCCAGGTGGAGGCGGCGGCGGACGATTCGACATCGGTGAAAATCGCGGACGCGGTGCGAGCCCTGGTGAAACAGACCGCCTTCAGGGAGCTTCTGACCGACGCCATGGACGCCATTGGGAAAGGCTTTTCCGTGACCGAGATCCTCTGGAACACGGCGAAGATCCCCTGGACCCCTGCCCGGTACGCCTGGCGGGATCCGAGGTTTTTCGTGTTCGATCAAAACGACATGCAACAGATCCGCTTGAAGGACCTGGCCGACCCCATCCACGGCATTCCCCTTGCCCCCTATAAATTCATTGTCCACACGCCCAAGCTCAAGAGCGGTATTCCCATTCGAAGCGGGATCGCGTTTCTCGCCTGCTGGGCGTGGCTCTTTAAAAATTACACGGTCCGGGACTGGATGGCCTTCGCCGACGTGTTCGGCATGCCGATTCGCCTGGGAAAGTATGGCAAGGACGCGGAGCCGAAGGATATCGACATCCTGAAACTCGCGGTCGCCAACATCGGCGTGGACATGACGGGGGTCTTCCCCGAATCCATGATGATTGAAATCATCGAACAGAACGCCAAGAACGGCGAGAACCTGTTCCGCACGACAGCGGATTGGTTCGATTCTCAGATCTCCAAAGGGGTTCTGGGCCAGACCGCGACCACTCAAGGGACGCCCGGCAAACTCGGAAACGACGACGTTCAGAACGAAGTCCGGCAAGATATCCGGGACTCGGACGCGGAGCAGCTTGAAGAGACATTGAACCGGGACCTGGTGATCCCCTTCGTGATCCTGAACTTCGGACCGCAAGCGGAATACCCGCGCCTGACCCTGAAAGAACCCGACGCGGACGACCTGACCCTCTTGGTCGAGGCCCTTGAAAAGCTCGTGCCCCTGGGTCTTGAGGTTGAACAGAGCGTTATCAGAGACAAACTCGGCCTTCCCGATCCGGCGAAGGGCGCGAAACTTCTTTCATCCACCCCGCCTCCCGTGGAGACGCCCAATTTGGAGACGCCAGATTTGGGCGTCTCCACGCCTCCCCAAGCCCCGGCCATGAACGCGGAGCGCCACGCCAACGCGGAAGCGCCCCGGTTCACCCCGGAACAGCAGGCCCTTGAGGATCTGGCGGACCGGGCGATAGAGGAGGCGGCGGCGGGGATGAAGGCGAACGAAGCGGCCCTATTGGCGGCTATTATGGAGTCCCAAAGCTACGAGGATGCCATTGAAAAACTTCTGGAACAGTTCCCGGCCCTCTCCATGGACGCTTTGACCGGGGCCATGGAGCAGGCCATGTTATCCGCCGGGTTGTTTGGCCTTTGGACCGCCGCGCGGGAAGGGGAAAAATAATGGATGTAACCCTTACCCCGCTTCCCATGAAGGAGGCCATATCCTTTTTCAAGGAGAAGGTCATGCTTGGCCCCGCCGAGTTCAGGAAACTCTCGGACGAGGCGCGGCTAAAGGCCTTCGCCGTGTCGGGCATCGCCAAGGGGGCGGAGCTTGAAACGGTCTTCACATCGTTATTAAAGGCCCTTGAAAAAGGGATCCCGCTTGAAGATTTTAAAAAAGAGTGCGCCGCCATCTTTGAAAAACGAGGCTGGACCGGAGAGGCCGCGTGGCGCGTGGACAATATCTTCAGAACGAATATCCAGACCGCGTACAACGTGGGGCGCTATAGCCAGATGATGAAGGTCACGGCCACCCGCCCCTATTGGATGTACGACGCTGTCAATGACAGAAGGACAAGGCCCGCCCACAAAGCGATGGACGGGAAAATCTTTCCTGCGGGCCATCCTGTCTGGAGCATCTGGTATCCGCCGAACGGGTTCAGATGCAGATGCGGCGTGACCTCCCTTTCCGAGGCCCAAGTCAAGGCGGGCGGCCTCACCGTGGAAACGGCGGACCCCACCTATGGGCTGGTCGACATCACGAATCCCAAGACCGGGATCACCACCCCGCCCTTCTCCCTCATGCCGGACCCTGGGTTTTCGTACCATCCGGGAAAGGCCTATTGGGGCGGGATCGTGGAGGGCGCGTTGGAACGGGCGGGGGGTCGGCTCACCCTCATGCCGGACCTGAAAGGCCCCGCCGATTTCAAGATTCCATCGGCCAAGAATCTGAAGAAGCTCCCACCGCTCCCCGAGCTTTTGCCGAATATCGCGGCGCTGAAAGCGGAGGGGTTGAGCAATTCAAAGATGGATCTTTTTTACAGGGACCAGTTTCAAAAGGCGTTCGGGATCAAGGAGGGGGAAGAAGCGATTCTGAAAGCGCCGGATGGCGAGACCGTAATCATCAGCGAAAAGGTCATCATCGGCAAGGGCGGACGGCCCAAGCTGACCAAGGGTGACCGGGGGCAACATATCCCCCTCTTTTTTGAAACCGCGTCTTCACCGGACGAGATATGGCTCACCCCCATGAAGAGCGATGACGGGAAAGTGATCTTGCGGCGCAGGCAATTGAAGTTCTGGCGGGGCGATGATGAGAACGTGGCGGGGTTCGCGGTCATGGATTTTGACCGGAATGTCTGGACCGGGGTCAGCGTCTACGATGTCCAGGCCAGCCAGGAAAACCCGGTGGACAATGAAAATTTATTGGATGGACCGAATGGCTACAGACGCGGCGTACTGCTTTATAGAAAATAATGGGCGCGGTCCCATGCCTTTCCGGCTCTCTGGGATAATTGCCCGTCGCCCCTTCGGTGCATGTGTCCGAAGGGCCATAGACAACCCCATTGTCCCGGCGTCCGCGCCATGCTCCCCCATGGAGCACTCGCCATGAAACCCAAACGCGGGTCATGGCGACATGAAAAATGTAACACAATTATTCAGAAAGGAGAAGGATTATGTCTCAATTCGGAAGATACCAGATTGATGGAACCCCCAACGGTTCATGGCTGACAGCCGAGTTTTGTGGCCGGAAGGGAGACTTCTGGTTCCCTGTGACAACCGTAAACGGCGCGCCGGTGGGCCACTTGTTCTTCAGGGAGATTGGGGAAGGAATTTTTGAATTACATCAAATACGTTCGGTGTCATGCCCAATGCATAATCTATTAGATGCCTGTAAACAATCTTTATGCCCTCAGAAGGAAGGGATTTGAATGTTGATATTATTTCGTTCTTTTTTTCCTGGGGGATATTCGCACTGTCGAGGTGGGCGGTTATGAGTGAATTAAGGTCTTCGCTGTCAATTTTTATGGTTAATTTATTGAGGATGGCCCTAAGCCCTCCGTCATCTTCAATAAAATCGAGTCCCTGTGCGGTGATCTTGGCCATAAGCATATGCGCCCCATCATTATCTCTGGATCTACTTATATCAATTTTCCCGGACACGAGACCATGCTCTTCGAGATAGATAATATTCCCCCTGAACTCTGGGTCGTCGGTATAACAGGCCATTCTTTTTACAGAACAAACATTGGGATAACTATTCTTCAGCTCGACAAGAATTGTTTTTTGCAGTTCGCGGTTAAGATTCAATGGGCTCACCTCGAATTTTTTAAACGCTATTTTGTTATCTGGATAACCCCGGACAGGAAAGCCCCTTTTCAGGAAGGGGAATCAAACAACCATAACCCGGCGGGAGGTTATGGCCAGCGGCTCCATTGTTTCAACCCCTGCCCGCCCAGGGTTCATGGAACGCCGCCTTGTTTAAAAGAAATGTACCCCATTTTCCCGGACAAGGCAATGGGATTTTGGACCGGCCTCCAAACAGCCACGAGGCGGCGTTCAAATCTGAAACGAATAGGAAGGGATGGGGTCAATGGTGATCGCAGTTTTTAAAAAGGGTTTAACAGGCTTCCCGAGCGTTTTTGAAAACCACGCGGGGGCCGGAAAGGAGACAACATGAAACGAGAGCAAGGACGATCCAAACTGAATGTCTTTTTAAACGCCTGGGTGGATTTCTGGAAAGCGGGGGTTTCGCTCTGCCTTCCTGAAAAAAGGAACCAGCCGCCCATTCCTGGGATCGATATCCCCATCCGGGTGGAGCGGCCCCCTATCGGACCGGCTTCCAAACAGCCACGAGGCGGCGTTCAAAATCGAAACGAATAGAAAGGGATGGGGCCGATGGTGATCGTGAAAAGTAAACGATGTTTAAACGGCTTCCTGAACGTTTCTGAAAACAAGCGGAGGGGAAAAAAATGACAAGAACCCTATCGACCGGTTTTGAGATGTCGCTGAACCAGGAAACGGGCGCGCCTTCCGTATGGATCGAGGTGATTCCCGCAGGAGAGATCCAGGGACGGGACGGCAGGCGGTTCAAGAATCTCTCGCCGGAGAGGATCGTCTCCCGGTTCAGGGAAGACGGCGCGTCTCTCCCCATCGACATCGAACACTCGACCGAACTCAAGGCCCCCCAGGGAGACCCGGCCCCGGCGGTGGGATGGATCGAGGCGCTTGAGGTCCGGAACGGCGCTGTGTGGGCGAACGTTTCATGGAGCACGACCGCCGTCGATCTGATCATGAACAGGGAATACCGGTACTATTCACCGGTGTTCCTGCTTGAAAAAAACAGCAACAAAGTCCTGCGGCTCTTGTCCGTGGGGTTGACCAACCGGCCCAATCTATATGTGCGGGCGTTATCGACAGAAGGAGAAACCATGGATTTTCTTAATCAAGTGAAACAGGCGGCGGGGCTTCCCGATACCGCCACCGAGGCGGAGACGCTCTCGAAGATCACGGCCCTCAATGCCGATCTTGAGAAGGCCTTGAACCGGGAACAGACGCCGGACCTGACCCAATTCGTTCCCCGCGCGGACTATGACGCCCTTTCCCAGAAGGCCCTGAACGCCGAGAACGCGCTCGCCGCCCAACGGAAAGAGCGGTTCGACGCCCTGGTGAATCAGGAGGTCGGGGCGGCGGTGATCGCGGGGAAGATCACACCAGCCACCCAGGAGTTTTACAAACGGATGTGCAACTCGGAAGAGGGGCTCGCGTCGTTCAGGGAGTTTGTCAAGGCGGCCCCGGTGGTCACGAAAGAGAGCGGTCTTTCCGGCAGGAAACCCGAAGAGGAGAAGGCCCTGAACGCGGAAGCGGTTTCCGTGGGGCGCTTCTTCGGCAATTCAATAGACGATTTGAAAAAATATGGAGGTGAATGATGGCGTTGACAGCGGATCGGACGACCGAACAAAAAGACGGAGAACTGATCTCCATTCCGGTCAAGGCGAACGTGAAGTGTTACGCGGGCGGGATCGCGGTCACATCGGGCGGGTACGCCGCGCCGGGAAGTGTCGCCACCACCCTGACCTATGTGGGCATGTTCACCGAAACCGTGGACAACACCGGCGGGGCCGATGGGGCCAAGAGCGTTCTGGTTCGACGGGGCCGGGCGTTCAAGTGGGGCAATAGCACCAGCGCGGACGAGATCGCCCAGGCGGACGTGATGGCCGATTGCTACATCGTGGACGACGAGACCGTGGCCAAGACCAGCGGAACATCGACCCGTTCCAAGGCCGGGAAGATCATCGGCGTGGACGCTACGGGCGTGTGGGTTCTGTAATTGATTGTGGGGGGCGGTCCCGCGTGACCGCCCATTCAAAAAGGAGAAACGACAATGTTGGTGAATAAAGCAGTTATTCAAGAGATTTTCAAGAATTTAAAGACCACCTATTCCAAGGCGTTTGACGCGGCCCCGGTGGTGTGGCCCATGATCGCCATGCGGGTTCCTTCCATGGGGGCGTCGAACGTTTACGCCTGGATGGATGGATTCCCCCGGCTTAAAAAATGGGTGGGAGACAAGGTCCTGAAGTCCCTCTCGGCCCACGCCTACACCCTGGAAAATGATGATTTCGAGGCGACGGTCGCTGTCCTTCGGAAGCATATCGAGGACGACCAGTTGGGAATCTACGGCCCCATGGCCGAGATGGCGGGCTTCTCTTCCCGGCAGTTTCCGGACGAGGGGGTTCTGGAGATCGTGTCGGGCGGGTTCGCCAACGCCTGCTATGACGGCAAATATTTTTTCGCGACCGATCACCCGGTGATCAACCCGGCCACGGGCAAGCCCGCAAACGTCAGCAACAAGGGAACCCTGGCGCTGAAATGCGACACGGTGACGAACGCCCGGACCTCCTATGGCGCGGCCAGAACCGCGATGAAGAAGTTCAAGAACGACGTGGGGCAGCCCCTGAACATCACGCCGAACATTCTTTTGGTTGGGCCTTCCCTGGAAGACACGGCCAATATCCTTACCATGAGCGACCGGATCGGCGATGAGCCCAACCCCTACAAGGGAACGGCCAAGGTGGTGGTGGACGCGCGGCTTGTCACCGATACGGAGTGGTATCTTCTCGACACCACCAAGCCGGTCAAGCCCTTTGTCTATCAGGACCGGAAAGCCCCTGAGTTCGTCTCCCAGGTGAACCTGGACGCGGACGACCTCTTCATGCGGGGCGCGTATAAGTTCGGGGCCGAGGCAAGAGCCGCCTTTGGCTATGGTTTCTGGCAGCTCGCCTATGGATCGACCGGGGCCTCTTGATAATTGAAACGCCTCCGGCAGGCCCCCGGATCGGAGTCCGGGGAAGGCCCTGCCGGGGGCCAACCTTTTAAAAAGGTTGCCAAATGGGTTTTTTAGAAAAAGGGGTTGAAACGTGAGGATATGATGATCGTGACTGAAAACTCCCAACTATCTTCACCACTCTATTTATTTGTCGAACTTTTTAAAAGTTCGGCCCCCGGCAGGGAAACAAAGGAGGCCTCATGGCCTATTGCACAATCACCAACCTGAAAAAAATAATCGACGAGAGCACGCTGCTCCGCATGGCCGACGATACGGGCGCGGCCCCGGATCTGGATGAGGCGGCGGTGGCGGCGGTGATCGAGGAAGCCATTGAACAGGCGGACACCGAGATTGATTCCTATCTGGCCGCCCGGTACACCCTGCCGCTCTCGTTGGTTCCCATCATCATCACCCGGCTTTCGGCGCGGATGGCGGTTTATTATCTCACCCTCCGGCGGGACCGGCCCAGGGATGAAAAGTGGGAGGCGGTCTACAAACGGGCGGTGGAGATGCTTACCCACATTTCAAAAGGGACGATCTCTTTAAACGCCCCGCTGATCCAGGCGGACTCGGCGGAGCGCCCCAAGCCCTGCATGGTGACCATCAGCTCTAAATTCTCGAAATGGAGGGCGTTTTAATGGCGGGGATCTCCTTGGAAATCACCCTGGCGGGCTTAAGCGCCATCGATGGGCTCTCCGCCATGGCGGGGAGAATGGAGCGCCTCTCCCCCGCGCTTCTGGATATCGGCGAGCACATTGTTTCCCAGGCCAAGATGAACTTCAGGAATGAAGCAGGGCCGGACGGCGTTCCCTGGAAAGAGAGCGAGCGGGCGCGGGAGGAATCGGGCCAGACCCTGACCCTGACCGCCCGGCTCAAAAACAGCATCACGGCGCGGGCGACCTCGGACTCGGTGACCGTGGGAACCAACGTGGTTTACGCGGCGATCCATCAAATGGGGTTCGACGGGAAGGTCGTGATCAGCGCCCATGAGCGGCGGATTCGTCAGGCCTTTGGCCGGAAACTGAAGAAGGCGAAGGTTGTATCCGTCAAAAGCCATACGGCGAAGCGGTGCCTTCCGCCTCGGCCCTTCCTGCCCCGGACCTTGGAAGAGGCGGGCATGGCCGCGATTGAACGGATTATCATGAACCATCTGATGGCGGGGCCGGACCATGCATGAATTTGAATTGATCGAGGATAGCGTGTTGACGGCCCTCACCCCCCTGAAGGCCGAAGGGGTGAAGGCCCTTTCCGCCTACGCCGGGCAACTGGAGGGGGAAGCCCTTGAGCTGATGGACCTGGCCGGTCGTTTTCCTTGCGTCTATGTGGCGGCGGGGGGGCTCACCTCTGAGACCGCGAACAAGACCGACACCATCGACACGAGCGTGGTGGTGGTGATCGGCGATAAAAACGTCCGGGGCGGCGACAAGGCGGCCCGTGGGGATGGCCAAAGCCCAGGCGTTTATCTCCTGCTGGAACGGGTGAAGACCCTCCTCCACCGGCAACGGATCATCCCAGGGTTCCTCCCCCTGGTGCGGCAACGGGAGTACCCGGCGTTGTATCAACCCGCCCAAGGCGTGTGTGTGTTCATGGCGGTTTATGCGACCCGGTGCATGAAATAAGACGAAAGGGTGGCCGCTGTGGCCGCCCATAACATCAATAAATGAAAGGAAAAAAGAAATGGCAGTAATCAATCCAGTCAGCGCGAACAAACTTAAAGTCAGTACAACCGCGAGCGGAACCAGTATGGCGAACCTCTCCGCCCTGAAAAAAGACCAGGCGTCACAGGCGGCGATTGCAAGGGCTGCGGCGGCGCAGGCAAGCATGATGAACCGGATGACGGCGTCCGGTTTCTAATTTTTAACCAATAAAAAAGGAGATTTAAAGAATGATCACGATGACATGGAGTCAATCAATCGCTTTTTGGTCCGCCATGATCGCGGACATTAACACCATCATTACCGAGATGACCAGTGTATGGACCTCATGCGGCGACGAGCCGGACGCTCTGGAGCAGATCTATTTGACGCTCACGGAAACCGCCCGGATGTGTCAGGCGATGTTGTCCATCTTCGCGTAATGAAAACGCCTCCGGCGCTCCTGCCGGAGGCCCAGATTTTAAAAATCTGGACAAATGGGTTTGGGGAAAATGGTTCACCCCATGTTCCCCAGGCCTGTTTAACAAAGAAGCCCCCTTATATTTGTCAAACTTTTTAAAAGTTTGGCTCCCGGCAGGGGCTCCGGATGCATGAACACTCAAAGAAAGGAACCAACCCATGGCTGGAAATTTTGTATTTGCGGGAAAAGGGGACGTGTACCTGGACATCTTGACCGATGCCGGGGTGAGCACGGGCCTGGAGCTGAAGGGGGAATGCACCACCCTTGAGATCAAGACCGACGCCGAGAGAAAAGACTTGATCGGCAGGGGGAGGGACACGGACGGGCAGGTGATAGCGTCTATTGTCCGGCCCAAACCCACGACCATCAAGTTCAACTTCAAAAAAGTGGACGCGGACCTTTTCGCCATGGCCATGGCGGGAACCACCGCGTCGCTGAACCAGAGTTCGGGAACCGCGACCGATCAGGCCGTGACCGCGAAGCTGGGAAAAGGGGTGGAGCTGGGGAAGATCAACATCTCCGCCACCGGGTTCACCGTCACCGACGAGACGGAAGCCACCACCTATGTTCTGGATACCGACTACACGGTGAACTACCGGCTGGGGATTCTCACGGCGCTTTCAACCGGAGCCATCACGGACGCGCAGAGCCTCAAGGTCAGCTACAGCTACCTTGCCACCACCGGCTCAACGGTCCTCGGCGGGAAAAAATACTCCATCCGCGCGGGCCTCGTGCTGGACGGCCAGAACCTTGAGGATGGACGGAACTTCATCCTGAAAGTTCCCCGGACGCGGATCTCCACGGATTCGGCGGTGGATTTTTTAAAGGACGATTTCATGGAACTCTCCCTCTCCGGCGTGGTCGAGCTGCCAACCGGCGCGACCGAGGCCTTCAGGGCGGATTTTCTTGACTGATGAAGTCTGAAAAACGCCTCCGGTTCCCCTGCCGGGGCCTGCCCCGGACTCCGATCCGGGGGCCAACCTTTTAAAAAGGTTGCCAAATGGGTTTGAGAAATAAAGGGGTTGAAAGGTGTGGGTGGCGTGACCGTTATTGAGCATCGCCGCTATGTCCCGACACTCAATCTATTTGTCGAACTTTTTAAAAGTTCGGCCCCCGGCAGGGGATATTTAAAACACAAGGAGAACAATCATGGCCAAAGCGAAGATCGTAAAGACGGAGATGGGGGATATCACGGCGAAGGAGCTGACCGTGGGCGAGGTGCGGGATGTATTGGATGAGCTATCGAAAACGCCGCCCCATGTGGTGGATCTGTTGTTCGGGGAGGAGCATATCCCAGCGGTGGTGATCGCGCGTTCGACGGAGATCCCCATGGATTCGGAAGCGGAGATCTCCCTCATGAGCTTCACAACGAGCGACATGCGTAAAATCATCGAGGCCGTGGGCGAGGTGAACCCCGATTTTTTGGGACTGTCCGAGCGGATAGGGGCCATCGTCCCGCCGCCTCCGCTCGCGAAGAGTTAGACCGGCTGCTCGTGGCGCTGGTCCGCCTGGGGCATGCTCAGGTGTTGACCTATCCCTGGTCCTTTTTACGGGCGGTCATGGATGAGGTCAAATAATCGAGAATTGAAAATGGAGAATTGAGAATGGCGAACATGATGAATATCCCGGAAGATTCAAAGCTTTTGGTTAAAAACCCCAGCCTCGCTTTAGGGCAGGAATTGGCTGACCAACTGCCTCACCTATTGGCGAAGCCGGGGCAAGTAAATAAGCGCATGAATATCAGGAAAGATTCAAAACTGTTGGTGGAAAACCCTAGCCTCGCTTTAGGGCAGCCATTAGACGGACAACTGTTTCATCTATTGTCGCGAACGGATCAAGACCAGCGGATAGGACCGTGTGGCACAGTGGGCATTTGTAGACAGCGCCCTTCAGGTTGCGATTGCCATCCTTTACATTCACAGGCTGAGAAATGATTTCACTGATATTGTTTTCGCATTTCGGGCATTTTGCAATTGTCATAGTGGGATCCTCATTCGGTTGTTTACCGGGAAAACAAATACCGGCAGATGGTTAGCGGGATCAAAACCACCATGGCGGCGATGGTGGCGACGATAAGAAGCTTCCACATGGCGCTGAAAAAGATCGGGGCGGCGGCACTTGGCAAAAATGCCAGAACGCCAGCGGTGGAAAAGACAAAGATGATGAAAATATAAAATTGGGTGAGCGGGTTTTTCATAAGAAGGCCCTCCTTTTTCAGACAGGATAAGCCAAGCGGGGACGCATGTCAAACAGTGTCGAGATCAAAATCAAGGCAAGGACCGAGGGCCGGGAAGCGGTCGAGGAGCTAGGAAAACGCATCGGCGAGATGAAGGAGGAACTGGCCGCTCTTTCCAAAACCGCCGGGAACGCGGAAAACTACAGGAATCTTTCGGCCCGGTGTCTTGAATTATCCCAATCCATGGACAAGGCCGCAGGCGACGCCTCCGGCATGGCCTTAAAAATCAAGACAGCCATGACCACCCTGGATGTCCGGCCCCTGTCGGACGTGAAATCCGAAATCGCCAAGCTCACCGAAGCCCATACCCTCTTGAAAACCTCCGGCAATCTCTCTTTCACGGAGATGCAGAAGGCCACCCGCAATTATCAGGAAAAAGTGGCGGCCCTCCGGGGGGAGTATAACGGGATAGAGACCTCCCTTTCCACCATCAAGACCGGGTTTATCGCCATGGCCGGGGCCGCCTACACGGCAGGCAAGGCCATTGGTTCCTACCTGGAATTTTCCCGTGAGATGGCGAACATCTCGACGATTGTCGACGTGACGCGGGAGGAGTTCGCCGGGTTCACGAGGGAGATCGAAGACCTTTCCGGCAAGTTTCCCCAAAGCGCCAAGGAGTTCGCGAGCGCCGCCTATGACGTGCTCTCTTCGGGTGTGAAAATCGAAGAGACCGTGAAGGTGTTGGAGCAATCCTCCAAAGCGGCGGCGGCGGGCGTGACGGACGTGAAGACGGCTGCCGCTGCTGGTGTTGGCGTGTTGAACGCCTATGGGATGGGGATCGACAAGCTTAATGAAATCTATGACATCATGTTCCAGACCGTGAAGGATGGGGTCACCACCTTCCCGGAGCTTGCCCAGCATATTGGCGAGGTGC